AAGTTTTTTCTTTTGTCATCTCTCGAAACGACTGCTTTCGTCAACTCCCTGACCAGAACTTCATACAAAAAAGCGGTATTTCTTTTTTTATTATGATTAAACTTCATTTGTGGAATTCTCCAAAGACTCTATTAGTTTTTTAACTTCTTCTTTATCCATAGTACCTCTTATGCGGATTATAAACGAGAAAGAAACAAGGAATCACGCTTCCGTGGCCTATATAAGATATTTCCAACAACTACACATCTGTCTTTTACTAAACAAGGTGGAACACTATGTTCTAGCTCTCCTAGTAAAAATATAACTTGTCCTGCTCTTACTTCTATTTCTTTACCTTCAATAAATATATTAGGAGAACCCTTTGGCTTTTTTACGTAATAACAAAAAGTTAAAGGATAAGGAAAATGGTTATGTACAGGTACACCATCTCCTTTTGTAAATAAAATACTCCAAGATTCTTCTATTCCAAAACGATAAAAGTTGTAACCTACATGATCTCCTCCATAATATTCATCTTCTTCTGCTCTTGTCTCTTTTTCAACTTGTTCAAATGCACTTCTTTTATTTTCTATTTGATTTTCTTTTGATTCATTCAAATCTTTTCTAGTTAAATCCCAACAAGCATGTGGAATCAAGGACTGTACCCAATTCAATAAACTATTTATTTCTTTACTTTGACTTTTATGTATGTCCCATAAAGTCACAGGTTGTTCATTAGGTTCTACCATTATTTGATTTACAACTGTACCATCTTCATCTACATCATATGGATTGAGATCTATTTCTTCATTAGATTTTTCCTGTTCTAAAGCCTTAGCTACATTCTCTTTGATTTCTTTAAAAAGTATTCGATTAACTTTATGTTTATCAGGGTGATTAAATAAACAATAATTTTTATTCATAGAATTTAATTTATTTAAGTATATTAATGCTACACATAAAAAAGCCTCCCGTTAAGAGAGGCTTATTAATTGATCTAGGTAATTTAACCTATTGAAGGTGCTATTAAGGCAACTTCAGAAGTTTCAGCACTAGCTAAATCAAGTGGGAAATTATGAGCATTACGCTCATGCATTACTTCCATACCTAAGTTTGCTCTGTTTAGAACGTCAGCCCAGGTGGGAACTATCTTTCCATTGGCATCAACAACTGATTGGTTAAAGTTAAAACCATTCAGATTAAAGGCCATAGTGGATACTCCCATGGAGGTAAACCAGACACATACCACTGGGAAAGCAGCAAGAAAGAAATGAAGAGAACGACTATTGTTGAAAGAAGCATATTGGAAGATCAGACGACCAAAATAGCCATGTGCAGCAACAATGTTATAAGTTTCTTCTCCTTGTCCAAATTTATACCCATAGTTCTGAGATTCATTATCAGTTGTTTCACGGATTAGTGAAGAAGTCACTAATGAACCATGCATTGCTGAAAACAACGCTCCACCAAACATTCCAATTACACCAAGCATGTGGAATGGATGCATCAGAATATTGTGTTCTGCCTGGAAGACAAACATGAAGTTAAAAGTTCCAGAAATACCTAAAGGCATTCCATCAGAAAAGGAACCTTGACCAAATGGGTATATAAGAAATATTGCAAAAGCTGCGGATACAGGAGCTGAATATGCAACGCATATCCATGGGCGCATACCTAGTCGATAACTAAGTTCCCATTGTCGTCCCATGTAAGCAGCGATACCAATGAGGAAGTGGAAAATGACGAGTTGATATGTCCCTCCGTTGTATAACCATTCATCAATCGTTGCAGCTTCCCATATTGGGTAGAAATGCATGCCGATTGCGTTGGAGCTTGGTACGACTGCTCCTGAGATGATGTTGTTTCCGTATAGGAGTGATCCTGCGACGGGTTCTCGGATTCCATCGATATCAACTGGTGGTGCTGCAATAAATGCAACAATGAAACAAGTGGCTGCCGTCAGCAAGCAAGGTATCATCAATACTCCAAACCATCCGACATATAGTCGGTTGTCTGTTGATGTAACCCACTCGCAAAACTCAGGCCAGCCAGTTAAAGAGCTTCGTCGCTCCCTAACTTCAATAGCGGTAGCCATAGTACTTAAATATAAGGGCGTGTGTTAGCCTTTCAACAAAAGGCTTAATATAACTATACAATTAATGACTACTCTGCTGGGGCTACTCCATTCGCATACCCAGACCATGCTAATCCGATAGCTTCAATAGTAGATGTTTCTGTTGATTTATAAGGTAAATGTACTACATCTCCAGCATGATAAGTAGCTGGTTGCCCACTAACTTGTACTTCACTATCTCCATATTTTCTTACAGCTCTTTGCTCATTTGAGTAGATGAAATTAGTATCAACAATGTCACCAAATTTAGGATCAGTCATGTTGTTGGCGTTCCTCCTTGAGATGGTGTATAAGCTCTTCCAGCTTTATCATACATAGTGAAATTCTGTAATTTTACAAAAGTAGAAGGAATATTAAATAGTTTTTGCATCATCTGAATCATCATTGGTGACTGACAGTTGAATGGAGGAATATCCATATAAGCCAATCCATATCTATTAATATTTGCAGCAGCTCCTTCTTGATCTTTTTCAACTTGATCTACAAGGTTTTGTTCCCATGCAACAACATCTTTTATTTCAACAGGTATATCAGAAGGTTCAGGAGGGAAAACTCCTTCTTCATATTTCATCGAATAGATATGTTTGCAATATCTAAACTCATCAAGAGTTGGACTCCATCTATCTGTTAAAGATGTAATAACATTATCCTTTGCTTTGTAATCTTCAAAGTCAGGTAAGCCTTCTGACCTTGCTCCTGGAAGAGAAGGATCAGCTCCACTTCTTAGATATACTCCACCAAAGTCACTGAATACACCTGGGTTATCTCTAGTTGCTCCTATCTTTGTACTACTTGTCGCAGCAGTTGTTGGAGGTATTTCATATTCAACAGTAGGTGCAACAATCTCTAGTTGCCTATTAGTTAAAGCACTAGTCATTGCTTGGTTAGCAACTTTACCTGCTTCCGTCATAACTTCATAACGTCCAGGTTTCAATGTTGCTACTCCTGTTTTTGGAAATCTTGGACCTGACCTTTGCCCTAACGATGATACGTAAGCATATTGACGACGAGTGAAATCCTGACAAGTGCAATAGTAACGAGTACCTGTCATAAAATACCGACCAACATTAGGAGGTCGAGTTGCTGGTGTAACTAGTACTTGGTCAGGAGTTGCTTCAACAGAACCACGTTTTCTAAGTTTTAATAAACCTGTATTTGGATTTACATCAGCTAAGACTGCTTGCACATAACCATACCTGGTTTGTGTACTTGGGTTAATTGTTCCTCTACTGATAGGAACACCTTCTGCTTCAATAATTCGATCTTCTATTACTTCACCATTAGTAGGTTTAATTCCAGCTGTACCAGCAATAGGGATGAACAAAGGAGCTGGCAGAGGATTAGTAGAACTCCATGTTCCTGCAAGTTGTACATACCAAAATTCATTATCTTCTGTGACTGAAGCTATAGAGGCTCGAACATTATTAGTATCTAAAACATTATCAAAGCGAAGACTTCCTGCTACACGTACACCTGCCCAATGAACTCCTAGTTCTTTATTCTTAGTTGGAAAGCCTCGGAATACTCCAGGGATTGCTGGTTGGTTCCCAGAGGCTCCTGGAACGCCCGTAGGCAAGGGTATTTTGTACTTAAAGGGATAATCAAAGGAATTGTGATACAACGATGCTGTGGCTAACTCATAGCCTCTTCTCCATCTTGCCCAGCATGATTCTCTATTGATTGTATATAAAGATTCAGGACTACTACCACCAAACTCATTACTTATAGGTTTAAACTTATACCCATTGTCTTTAATATTTTTATCAAAAGAATTGAAATTACCGAATCCGAAAGTCATAATTCATACTGTTCTAATAGATCCCATGTTTCTTTATAATCTTTAACAGAATAAATAGAACCTTTTCTTTTAAGTACTGCTTCTGCTAAAAGATAGTCATTCTGACCTTTTTCCATCATATCTCCATAGAAGTATATTTCATCTTCATTCTTAAAATCTTTGAGTATCTGACTCTTATCTTTACCTAAAGGTGTGATATCTAATCCTGTTTCTCCACCAATTTGTACAGAGATATTTGGAAAATTATCTTTCAATCTTTCTGCTATATCTTTTCGTTCATTAGTTCTTAAATCCCATTCAACATAGTCTTGTCTTTCTCTGAGATCAATAACTTTCCTTCTTCCTAAAATACTAAAATTAATACCTCCAGGTCTTTCTTCTATATGACATCCACAACGTACAGGGAAAGTACTAAAATCTAATTCATCTAATAAGAACTCTCTTAGTTCATTTGGTATTTTCCAATCTGATCTATATATAACTTTTGCACCTTCATAAACATCATTACCTGAACAGTTATAAACTCTCTTACATTCGTTATAAATTGGTTCTGTTATTTGTTCAATAGTTTTCTTACGATTACTTCCTGTTACTAGATAGACGTAACGATTAGAAATAAAACGTAAAAAGAAGTCAGCAAAATTTGAGTCGATCTTTTGCCGACTAGGAGTCAACGTTCCGTCAACATCGAAAATGTATTTTTTCAAAATTTACTAAATGTCTTATCTTCTAAAGATACTAGAAGAATCCACCTTGAGCTGTAATATTAGCTCCTTCAGCGTATCCAGCTGTATTATTACCTTCTGCATAGACACCTACATAAATACGATCACCTTGTTCTAGGTAAACACCTCTATTTCTTATTGGTAGTCCTGCTCTAGTATCACCAGTTGTTGATGCATACGCACTATGTACACCTGGAGTAGCCAGATGAGGCATTACGTCCGAACAGTCGCATACTTTAGTGTCGGCTGGGACGGTCTTAGAAAATAGTACGTTGTAATCACCAGAAGCTGGAATAGGAGTTGTTGTGCCACGAGTTTGATAGAAAACGAAAGTTACTTCAGGTTGTTTGCCATAGGCCACGCCCTTATAAAGGAAACCTTGGGTCAATGCTCCAGAATAATTCAAGGCTTTCAAAACACCAGTTAGGGCTGTCGCACCAGTGTATATGTAATGACCGTACTGATAATTATTACTTGAAACAGTTGCTTGTGTCGGATCATCCATGAAGACGATTTGACCACTCACAAGAGAAACAACTTTATCTTTATTTGCTACATTTAAAGTCTCATCATTTCCTCTATATGAATCATTTCTTGTAATAAGAATTGAATCAACTACACCGCCATTATTGTTATCTTCACTTAAAGCTGCATCCATATCAACAAGAATAGATGGAGCTTGACCACCTTGTACAAACAAAGTATTTGTCGTAGCTGAATTACTTCCTACTGTCTGAGTCGTTACCCTAACTGAATCAAATAGCGGACGATCAACTAATAGGGGTTGTTTATTAGTAGAGGTTGATGACACGTTTATTCACACTAATTTTCTTTAATTATAACGTCTTAAAACGTTTTCTCCTAAATTCTTCTTCTGCATCTCTTCCTTCTTTTAAAATATGTGATTTTTCAGCTTCTTCTTTTGAAGTTAAATCATCTCTTAATAGTTTGCCCCATGGAGCTTGTCCTGCCAGTCGAACTGAAATCATATCTATCCTGCAAACTTCATTTTGGCAAGAACAAAATCAGGAGAACCCTTACCAACTATATTACTAAATAATGAATTTGGATTCTTTTTTAAATTCATAAATTCTTGAAAACTACCTACACCTTTGTTTTCTGCTCCTTGAAATAATTTTCCATAACCTCTATCCATTGCCCATTTATCATCTGCACCATAACTATGTCCTGCTGCCATATAATCACCAGGTAATTTAGATCCCCAAACATCTGATATACCTGCAGGACTCCAACCAGAACCTAGTTGCTTACCGTAAGTAGACATTATCTCCAAGACTCCGCTAAAACTACACGAGAACCTACGGAAGTATCCGCTGGTCCTGGTAAAGCCTGTATAAACTCTGCGCCTGATCTGTCATATCTATATCTTGCCTGTGTAGGATCTTTAAAATTAGGTACATACAAAATACCAGCCAAACGATTTGTTTCATATAAATAAATATCATCCCAAACCTTTAATGCTTCTTGAGCATTACTGGATTTAATAGTACGATCTACGTCACCAGCAATACTTTCTAAACGAGTAGAAGGTGAAGTTGCTACTTCTGTCTTTTTCTCTGCTGTATCACAGCGACCAATTTGAACAGATATCTTGTCATAAAAATATGAATCTGGGATTGTATTCATTGCTTCTTCCAATCTGGCATAATCTCCAGCTGGTACAGAAACAGTAAAATATCCCAAGTGATATCTGACTCTACTTTTATCAAAGTCAGATAATTGTGACACGTTTACCTCTCTTCAAGAACATAGTCTTAGATACATTCTAAAACTAAAAACCCTCTAGTTAAACTCTGATTAAGTCAGCTGCAAAAAGTGAATCCCAATCTACCCTTTTTATTTGTCTCAATTGCTCTAAGTTATTGAACCTCTCACCCGATAAGGACATTTGAAGATCTTTAATCTCACGAGCTGTTTTGACACCTATACCTTTTATATGATCTGCAATCATTTGTGCAGTAGCACCATTGATATTTAATCTCATGTCTGGAGGGAAATCACGGGGATCCTCTTTGGCAGCTTTATCTTTTATCTGTAAAGTTTTAACTTTTTTCGTTCCTTCAACATCTTCTTCTAGTTCATGTTTATAAGCATAAAAAGTGCGACTGTCCTGATCTTCCACCATGAAACAGTCGCCATTGTCTAATTCACTTATTAATTTAACTCTTGCACCAGTTTTCTTATGTTTAAAGAGCGAAGCCATTAGGACCAGAGTTTTAATTTCTGGTCCTAGTTTAGCTCAAAAATTAAGAAACAGTACGGTTAGTTAGATACTGCTCGATGTCAGCATATCCAGGAGCGTCGTCTTGTTGCATGTAGCAAACTTCAACAACAATGTATCCTTTGTTTCCTGCATCAGCGTCAGCATCTGATAGATATACTCCATCAGCAGCAGCAGTACCGTTAGCACCATCCTTGGTAAATACTTTCCAAGTTGTGTCAGCAACTGCTTTATATGTAGTTGTATCAGGTTTCAATGCACCACCAGCGTTCAAGCCACTTGCGAAGTAGATCGGAGGAGTACTTACGTTTGAAGCACCACCTGAGAAGAAGATAGCGTTTGCAACAGTATCAGTTCCATCAACAGTAGAAGCAATGTTTGCCTGAGCACAAGCTTCTGCGATCAATGTATTGTTTGTTGGGTTGCCACCATTACTACGTCCGAAGGAGATAACGTTGCCAGTATCTGTATATACACCAGATGCAACACGTCCATCACCCCAACCGTTAGCTACAGAAGCAGCTGCACGATAAACATAAGCAGGATTGCCAGCAGAAGCTGAAACAACCATACCTGTAATGTCTGTACGTGTATCGTCATTCCTGTAAGGGGAAGGAACGATAACGTCAGCTGCATTCCACTTAGCAGCTACTTTTCCTGTGACTTCAGCATAACCACGGTTTTGGAAATACTTCCAACCTGGGACAGCCAAAACAGCGGTAGGACCGCCTTTGGTCTTGTCATTAGTGCTGTCATCGTTGGTATCAATATTCTTGTACCAACCGTTCAAAGGCTCTGCCCAGTTTCCTGGGAAGATCTTTTTGGAAGACAAATAAGCCATTTATTTCTCCAATTGTATTTTTCTAGTTAATAATCAATTTATGATTTAAGCGTCAGCTACGAAGCTAAATCCTGTTGTTACGAAGTCTTTATTAAGTGCTTCAAACCCAGCGTACAACTGCCAAATCAAAATAATGAATCTTGAGAAATCATCATTATTATTTATTAGTACTTGTGCGTTTGGTCCACCAATTCCAACACCGATTGCTTGAGGGCCGAAGAAGTATCCTTGAGCAACTTCTCTAGAAGCATATGCACCACCAGCATTATATGAGGAAGTGATATTCTTGGTTGGGAAGTTTGTAGACTCGAAGAACTTAACACCTTCAAACTGTACGCCTGTTGGCATTACAGGTTCGCCAGCTAAGAAATAAGCTTGTCCAGCTTGTGGTCCTTGATAGAAACTTGCGTTGTTAGGAACCATGGGATTGCCCATGTACATTCCTTGTCCAGGAGCACCTGCATAACGAGCGATTTCTCTGAAGTCAGAGTCACGACGTAGATGCATCATGAATGTTGGATCACAGATGCAACGATATAGACCGTCAGCATATGTAGGGACATTACGCTTACGTAAATCCTTTACAACGTTCAAAAGGTCAGTCTTAACAGAGAACTGCTGCTTTGTATTTGTTACTTCAGTAGCAGAGTAAGAAATACGACCAGATGAATCCTTAGTCTTACCATCTGCGAAATAATATCCACCTTGGCTAGTTGAAGCAGCACCATTGGCTTCTGCTTTAGCTAGTTCGTCAATAAAT